AGTAAGTATCGGTCCCGGTATATGGACCAAACCAAACTTCATGCCTATCTGAATAAATCATGATCTCTGAATTTCTAACACTCGAACCCTTTGGCAACCAAAACCATGCCTCTGACTCAGCGGGATAATACAGGGCATGGGCCTTTTCTAACTTGTCTGTATTTACATCAGGCCAATATCCCAAATCTAATGAATGGCTAATTTTTTCAGCTTGCCCTTCCCCGTCCCATCTATAAAATCCATCTTTCCGTATAAAAAGCTGGTCATCATTGGACAGGGACACTATCCCCCTTCCGCATACCGTAGCAAGGGAGGTTATTGGAGTGAGCTGATAGGGTATGGTTGAGTTCCCCGTAGGTCTCAGGGTGTGTATTCCGCCCCTTGTATGGATGGCCAAAAAATCCTTAGATGGATAAAGGCCGGTGATTTTTGATCCCAATAAATAAAAAGACGAAGACCCTATTGTATCATGGGCTGCAATATCTGTATGCCACAGCTTGTCGTAATCAGTATCTACATTGCCATACCAAACCCGATTATCCCAATATGCAATATGTTCAGCATCAGAAAAACGACCATCAATCCCGGCAGCGGCAGCATTGCCGGTCCCAGTCCACTTGAAGGGAACATCGGCACCATTTATTGCATAAATAGTGCCATCGGCGTTACACCACTCAAAAGTATGATCATCTCCAGCCGTTAACGTGAGGCTGCCCTTAATGCTACTCCACCCAGAACTGTATTTATAAAGCTCACTGCCAGCAGCAATTACAACATGATTTACATCTGTATTGGACGTAAATTCTGCACACAAAGTAAGAGTTGTTGTAAATCCGTCGTTATTTGCATTTTCATAAGATTTTGTACCCAATCTCGTCTCTACGGCACCTGCGGGATTGATCCGCATGTTTTCCATGCTGGATATTTCTGTTGCCGATACGTCTTCAACCGCGAGGTCATATCGCACCCCGCCATCAATTCCCCAAGGGCCTAACTGGATATCACCCGCTTCGCGTATGGCCATTATGCGCTAAGGCTACCCTCGTTGACGGTAAAATTAAACCCGTTACCAAGGCCCTCGTCTCCCATGCGGCGGAAATTACGATTACCCCATATACGCAAGTTTTGGTCAAGTGCCGTATCTACTACATCTGCATATTCGGATCTGTTCTCATTCCCAGACTCACTGTCCCCCTTTTCCTGGCAATATAGCTCTGCTGCGCCAAAATACAGGGCTGGCTGCAATATCTGCGGCAAATACTTATCCAGGTTATCGGTATCGTTGCTCTCAGTCCAGTCTGGGATGTAGGACAAATACCGATACCGAATAGTCTCACTGCTTGTCGAGGGCAACGGATACATTGCAATGGTTATGAGCCCGGTAGTAGCATCTATGCCCTCAATAGTTATGGCATCCACGTCGCCAGTCTCATCTTGCTCTGGATCCATTGCGTCAAACCAATCCCAGCCCTTAAAGGGCAAGGTTTCGCCATTGGTTTCATCTACAAAGGAGAAAGGGGTGAGAACGTCGCTGGCCAGCACATAAGTGCGGGTAACAACATCAGCGCCTGCTGTCGCATTGGCCCCAGAGAGGCCGCCGGTTATGGTTTCTCCAGAATTAAAGTCCGTGGACACGCTTGGAGTATGATAGTGTATGGCTGTTGAATAATTAGCCGCATCATATGATGTGGCAATCGTAGCTGTTTTGCCGGAGGTTCCTCCAGTAATCCTTTCCCCGGCCTCAAAAGTCCCGAGGGTAATATTAGATACAGTCAATGTAGAGGTGGTAGTAAGGTCAGCCGCCTTGTAAGCCCACCACCACTTCGCCCTTCCAGCAATTCGATTGGAAATGGCATTAAGATAATGCCGAGCCTGATCTCTATTGTCGGTGTTAGACAAATTCAGGCCCGTCCTTCTGATTGTCATATCAATCGCTTCAGATAGCAGCATGGCCTATTCCAATTTTAACCCAAGTCAACCCAAGACCCATTGGCATACGCTTGCATAGTGGAAAGCGTGCTATTGTAGATTATCATCCCATTTGATGCAGTCAGCGCATTTCGCTGAGTCGTAGTAAGCGTAGGAGCCTTCAGGGCTCCAGTTGTTCCGGTAATTTCAAGGTCGTCAGTTTCAACCCTAACAAAAATTCCCAACTCGCCATTGACTACCGCTGATTTTACAAGTGTCTTATCGGACACTGCCTTCGTCTGCCGAAAATCCGATTTCATTAAAATCGGCTACTGGTATATCTGTTGAAAACTCCTCTGCGGCAATCATGGCGAGGTCGTCAGGATCGACAGAATTTATGCCATATCTATCCTCTGCCTCACGCGCAGTTATCGTAGTTGTAGCGCCGCCATGCTCTGCCTGGAGGTGTTTTCTCCTCATAACAGCAGTGGCCAGTTGCTTCGCTGTTACTTCTGCCTTTGGATTCTCTGGCCAACCTCTATCTTTGCTTATTTGCATAGCTCGATCCTCAAGACCCGCCACCATGCCCTCTGATGGCTTCGGATAGAAGGGGTCTCCATTGTCAAAATCTGGATGCTGAACCTCTCCGTGAGCCAATACGTGATTTTTGGCTTGCTGATTGGTTTGTTTTTTTGCCTTTCTTTGGGGCTTAATGGCGGCCCCTACGCCCAACGCCCGAAGCAATCTCGCCTTCTGGGACTCGGTGCTGGCCTCAATGGCACTAATATATTGATCTACTCCACCAGAGGTGGAATCTCCAACAATTACATCATCAATAAACTCGGCTTCGCTTGGCGTATGTGCCTTTGCCATGATTATCCTTTCAAATGAATATTTTCGGGGTGAGGCGAACCCCACCCCGAAAAAAAACTACTCCAGAGTAAGCTGGACCCCGCCATGTGTACCGGTAGCAGCAGCCGTAACGCAAATACCGATAACATTCTCTGCCAGTGCGTCTTGATCCTGAACAGTCCCTGCCGTGGAATCCGATAGCGTAACAGGGGTGCCTTTTGTTATAGCAGCTGCAGCATCAGCTTTTACAAAGGCTATGCCCTTGGTCTGTAACCAGAAATAATATCCGCTGCTTATTGCAATCGGGGTTACCCCGACAGCTCGGTCGTAATCAGTCGTGCCGCCGCTGACGGTGGCTGTTATAACCGAAGCATACGGATTCGGAGTGATTAGATAATCATCGGTTGCGGCAATAGCCGTTTTAAGCGGGTCATACAAAGTAAATATGACCGTATTAGCCACGCCATCCACCGTCGCAGACGCCGTATTGGACTTGATACGATACTGTTCGCCATTGGTAATATTACCAAAGTAGGCACCAGCATACTCGTCCAAAGAATCGCCTGACCTCGCTGACAGCTTGAAAGTCGTAGATCCAGCAGCCTGAGCGACAAACGTATCATTTGTATCAGCATCGACCTTGTAAACATCGTCGGTGCTGACAACAAGGCCGGAAGAAATCGCAGCCGAAGCCTTGGCGTATCGAAAGACACGACCATCACTAAACTCCAGCTTCTCACCCATTGATGCTTTCTGGGTTGAAGATTCCTCCATAATGCCTTGGCCCTTAGCTTTAGGGAACTCACGAGAACCAATCGCGTTCTGCTGTCCCCCGCCAACCATCTGATCTGCCATCTTATATCTTCCTTTCCCCTATGGTCAGGGTAAGAACCCCCATTGACTTGGGGGCAAGAAATGGAAAAAGCAAAATTAAACGTACTTCTACGTAATGTTGTACATCAGGCCCTGACGACGACGGTTGTTCGTAACCAGCTCAACGCCAGTAACGATAAACGCAACCTTCGCCATCTGATTCGACGGCTCCTTGAACGGAGTTTTTGCGAAGTTCAGGCCAGATTGGATCTTCAGCTTCAGATATTTGGTGTTGAGCAGGTACATGCTATCGCTCACACAGTCTCTGTCGCCAATAACAGGAGCGCCCCGGAACGTAATGTCTCCTTCGGCACCCAGACCAAAGTTCGGACCAGACCTATTGCCGCTGCTTGTAAAACGAGTATAACCAGTGCCCTCAAAGAGGGACTCGTACTGCCCGTAATACGTCATCGAGGTGATGATAAGATTGGTCTTATCATTGGCCTCTGAGCAACTATTCCACAAAAGACCCATTTCCTGCGGCCCAAGGTAGATGTCGTTGGACTGGCTGTCGAAATCGCCGCCATCCCTGCGCTGATTGTCCCACCACGAGTTACTGGCCACGCTTATACCACCGAGTGTGGTGGAGGTGCCTTCGGCAACAACATCCTGTAGTCCCAACATGGACTTACCGGACTGCGCTCCGTGGAGGGCCGCATTGATGGTGTCAAAACTTTTGGTCATAGCCTGCTGGGTTTTGGCAGCCAGCAGCTTTACAGCAGAGTCGCTCTTGCGGCTCTCGTTTTCTTCCGTCATAGAAATGACGATAGGAACAGCGTTGTACTTGAACGAATAGAACGCCGCAGTGATACCGTCCGTTGCATTAGTTGAGAGGACATCGTAGCCATCAAACCACTCCGACGTTCCCAACCCATACATCAGGTCTTCCTGTATCTCTTTGCCGCCTGTTTCGGTCTCAAGAACTCCAGACTTCTTGAATCGATCAAGAGTCGGATATGCATCTGCAATATTATCAGTGAGCCTTTTCTTCTTGGCTCTCATGGTAAGCGTCCATGCCGCATCCCATGTTTCGGTAGTCGATGAAGCTGGCAAGGTTAGTCCCTTTCTTTTTTATCTATGCAAAACCTAAATCCTGCATAGCAGATGTCAGTTCGGTGTCTGTAAAATTACCACCTGAGTCAATCGTTGGCCGATTTGAAGGGGGCAGTGTTGTAGGCTGCCTACGAGCCCTTCTGTCGCTCTGTTGCAATTGCTGTGACTCTTGAGAGGAAAGGCCCTTTACCATCCGATGTACTTCCTCTTGGGTATAAGGCTTACCTGTAGCCGGATTAGGGATCTTATTCGCCATTGCCTTTCTCTGTGGCAAAGTGCTATCCCAATCCGAATACATTTCTCTAAAGTTAGCAGTTTCAACTTCAGCTTTTTGACCCATCTGTTGTACCGTGAGCTGTAAAACGCGCTTCATGGCATTAGCCAGCTGGTCAATTTTTTGGTTGGTCTCATCTCGAAACTGTCCATTGCGAATAGTATCGATTTGATCGATAACATCCACGGCTCTCGCCTCGTCCTGGTCAAGACGTTCTCTCAGGTCTGCAAATGGATCTTGTGATTCCTGAGAAACTTGGTCTCCGGCTGCGAGGCGGTCCACTCGTTCATTTAGGCGCTGTTCGAGTTGTTGCAACCGCAAAGCCGTCTGAGCATTAGCCCGACGTTCATCCGCAAGAGACTGCGTTTTGCGGGTGTAGTCAGCATGTAGATGCTTGGCCTCCTCTGGACTTATGGTGTGCATCTTTTCAGGATCAATAGTATCTAAATCGATATTATTATCCTGAGTGTTTGATTCCTCGGTTGAGCCTAAAGCTCTATCTGGGGTCTTGGTTCCCTCGGATGCGTCTACCTCTCCGACGTTTTCGAGAAGGTCTGATCCTATCTCAAAATCGGAAGTAGCGACCTCAGCTTCGACGTGCCCATTATCGCTTGCAGCTTCCATTGGAATCTGGGTCATTATGATATTTCTCCTAACTTGATATCGAAATCTCCACGAGAGGCTCTGTCAAGTGCTTCTGATTCAGCCTTGGCCATATCCTCCATTCCCATCCATGTGGAATTATTCGATTCATCTATTTGACGCGGCGATGTATCACTTGGTCTATGACACCGGCTGCCGCCTACCGGGTCAGATGCCTCAATAACATCCATCTCTTTCATTAATTTCTTTTTGTGAGAGTAAGACTCTACGTAAGCCCCCAATCCAGGCTCAAATCTTCCATACAATTCGGATTTAGTAGCATGGATATGATTTGCCTTCATGGACATCCATCCAACCCTCTTGCCGCACTTGCATTTATGTGTTTTGGGCACCTTGGATTGCGTAATAACCGTATCCTGATGATGCTGGCCGCATTTGCAAGTTTCATAATCCCATCGTCGTAGCATTAATTTTGATCCCTATTAATCACGGCTCCAGGTTGAGAAATCTCCTGCGCTGAACTGCGAACGGCAGAATCAATCTTGTTTAACCCTGACTCTACTACATCTGATCCGCTGCGAGCCTGATCGGCCATTGGCCTAATGCCGCCGCCCCCCTGTGGCCCAGCTTGCTGCATTTCGGCCTGCATAAGTTGCTGATGGCCCTCCAAATGCTGCTGAAAAAGAGTGATGGCTTGCTGTTTTTGAATATTGTTAAGCCGCTGAAATCCTTCAGACTGTTGGAATTGTTGGTGAATTGGCATGTGGGCCTGATGATCGTCCTGTGGATGTGGCTGCACTGGAGTTGGGGCCCCTGATAGAGTCGTAAATAGCATTAGCTGATTTTCTGTCATAGCCGCTCTTTGCGCATCGAATTGGGCGGCTCCTCCAATAAAGCGCTCCATATTCGGAACCCTGAAGGCCCTCAAGAGGTGCTTGATGGACTCTGCTCTGGGTATTTCTGGTAGATTTATTGTATAGTTGAATAAAGCGAGTGCGTCTTCTCTCTCCAGCTCCTCAAACATTGGCTTCATAGAAGTGGCCTCTATGTGAACCTTGAAGCGCACTGCCATCATATCGGCTTGTACCGCTTCAAAAATTGGCTCATTTTGATCTCTGGCCACATTTATAAGGAAATTTTCTGGAGTATATCTCTGGTCGCTCATCGTGCGAAGGGCAGAGATGACGATTCTCTTGTAAAGATCGGCAACCTTCGACTGCATCCACTCCCTATTCAGCTGACCAAAAGAAGCCATCAAGGAGGCTTCTGTGGCCGTCCTGCGAGGCCCCCCTCCGGCTTGGAGTTGGGAGACTGATAGGGTTTGCTCCTCATAGGACCGATAGTCTGATTCAAGTCCAAGCTGATCTGGAGGAGGATTTCCTTGTTGAAGTTCAGAAAAGGCGTTGTGGACATCATTTACCCACAAGAGAGACAAGTCCTTCCCTTCTTCAACTTCGTCACCCAAATGCATGTTCTCTTTTTGTTCGGCCTTGCTCCCAAGGATAATCCTGGTGCCTCTTTTAAGTAGCCCCCGCCTTCTTGCCAGCGATTCTACGATGCCCTGCTGTGTTGCTTCGGCATAGGCCATCATAGGCAACCCATACAACTCGGTATGTGAAAGATCAAAGGTTAACGCTGCATACGGGAACCCTCCTGGCATCAAGAATCCCCCGGTAGGCGTGAATTCTCCGGTAAGTTTTGGTTCGCCAGAAATTGGATCGATGGCTTCTTCCATCCTCCCTGCAAGAAATGGATGGGGTCGATCTTCTATAGGCTCCTTTTCTCCCTGTGCAAAGGTATAAAGGCGCTTGTGTATGCGGTCGTGCACCTCTCTGAGGACGACAAATTTACCAGCTGCCCTTGTTTCGTTTATGGCAGCCTCTTCTTCGGGCGTTTGATCCATATGGGTATTATTGAGCATCTCTTCCTGCATTTCTTCCTCAGACAGGACATTGATGCGATTAACGATGCTCTGATCGAAACGCTTGTCCCTTTTAACAAATTCCAAGGGAACCAGCATTTTTTCGATAATAAACCGAGACTGAAACGGATCATGCGGTGCACAATTGGGATCTGGATATATGTTAAACGGATCGACTCTTTGGGCATAAAACATGCCATTTTCCATTGAGTCGTTGGCCACATAGGGAGGAGTAATATCGTCATCTCCCTTAGGGTTAACTCCGAATTTCAGCCAGCCATAATAACAATACAGACTATCGAATCCGACTTGCTGGACTTGATTTTTGGCTTCAATGAGTTCCAGGGTCTGATTGCCAATTCTCTCCAGTATATCAACAGCCTCCTGGGTGGAGTTCTGCTCTACCTGCATTAATACTTTTGGTGTATTAAACATGGTACTGGTGAGTATCATGCGGGTAAGAGGGTAAAACCTGGATACTTTCGGTATCCGGGTTTGCTTGGTCCCCTTGATTTTATATTCGAGCTTGTATTGGGCAATTAACCTGCGCCACAGCTCATGTTTTGGAGCCATGTATTTTTCACAGGTCTTAAAAGTCGATTGCCAGAATACTTGATGCTCTTCTTTCATGCGAATTGAAGCTCCTCATGGGCCATCTTTAGGCCCTTGATGATCTGGTCTCCGGCAAACTGCTCTGGCTTAACGGGTTCTTCGTATTGAAATGGCGCAAAGCAGTGCATTAGTAAATATCGCACTCGATCAGCATCGTGATCGTTGGCTTTTGTGTCAACGTCTTCAGGATTGGTCTTGGATCTTGGTAATGAGGGTATAGAATCGGCTGCCGAGTCGTTCCAGCCATTGAAAAGGTGAAATTTGGGCCTTTGTGGTTGAGTTTTGGGTATATGGTGGGCTGAAATGTAGTCATTCATTACCCTCCACCCTGCAATTCGATCATTATTGGCTTTTTTGAGCATAAGTCCATGATCCCTAAAAATATCAGTTGGAGATTGGGATATGTGCTCATGGAGATGCCTTTTTACCCACATAGATGGATCAGCAACGATCTGAGAAGGCATTCGCCCTCCGGTCCAGGGGCACCCTTCAATATGTCGGGCTATTTCGTAGGCGTGTGTTGACGCCGAAGCCCCGGCACGAGTGTATTCGGAAATGCCATATACATTACCATCAAAGTCTACCGTTGCCAGCCCAAAAGACGTTGGCGCGGCCTCCCCATAATCCAAGCATCCGAAAATGGGCCAGTCA